TGCCGTTTCTAAATCAACCCCTAACCCTGACGCCACCGGTGCAACATATTTCATGGTGTCGCCGAGCATGGTCAAACTGGTGTTTGAACGGGTGAATGCCCCGACTAACACATCACTCACTCGCCCCATCTGGTCAGAGTCGAGTTTAAAGCCGGTTAAAATATTGGAGCCGATATCTGCCGTGGTACCTAAATCAATATCACCCGCCAGTGACATTGCCAGCGTTCCGGGCATAGCATTTTTAATTTGTTCAGGCTTAAAACCTGCCATGGCATAGAATGCCTGACCTTGCGCCACTTGGTTAGCCGTAAATGCTGTGGTTGCGCCTAGCTCTCGCGCTTGTTCACGCAACATCTTAAATTCATCGGAGTTTTTATCTAAGCGTGTTAATGCCTGCACCTTTGACATACCGACATTAAACTCGTACCCCGGCATTAAGGTTTGTTTGGCGGAATACAACATACCGGCACCGGTTGCCGTCATTGTGGCACCAGCACCCGCCATTTTATTTCGCACATCAAGTGTCTTTTGATACTGCGATTTAGCCGCCGCCATGCGCCTTTCTTGTTCGGCACTGCGCCTTAATTGGTTTTCTTGCCGGCGGAGCTGTTGCGTGGTGCGTTCAATATCACCATTAAGGCGTCGTTGCGCTTGACCGAGTTGATTAGTAGAAATGCCATTGGCTTGTAATGCCGAGCGCTGTCGCTGTGCCGACTGCTGTAATTGCTCATATTTGGTTTTGAGTTGCCCCGCTTCCCGTTGCGCTTTTTTAAACGCTTCTAACTGTTTTTTTGTCGGATTTTCACTGTTGGCAATTTCTTTGGCGAGAGTGGCAACACGTTGTGTAGCGGATTGGTACGCTTGCTGTGTGGAGGTTAACTGCTGTTTAATCTTGCGAAAGCCATCAATTTGTGAGGCTTGCTGATTAAGTGTTTTTAACGAGTCACGCGACTGGCGCACGGCGGACGCCAATCGTTTATTACTTTCTTGCGCACTGCGAAACGGTGCGGTTAATTTATCAACCGCACTCAGTACAACTTGTAATTTTAAGTTATTACTCATCCTGTTGTCCGCACCGTTTCGCCGCTTGATAGCGCCATGACAATAATTCTGAAAGGCTCATTTTGCCGGTATCTGCCGGTGACCAATGAAAAATGACGGCAATATCTGCCGCTAGTTCATCGGTGGTTAGTTCGCTTGGGAATCGGGCATAACCGACTTCGGTAATAAAAAATTGACCACCTGCACACTCAAGTTTACCAAGTCGCCTGCGGCTAAAGACAGCACATCGTTTTTGGTTAACGTTGGCATAGTAATACGCGGTAAGACTTGCATCATGCTATCAACATCCATATCCATTAACGGCTGTAAACGCACACCGCGTAATGCCCCCGAATTGGGTTTAAGTACGGTCACTTTGTCGATTTTGGTTTCACCGCGAATAATCGGTTGTTCTAATGTCACCGTGGCTTGGTCACCATTAACAACAACCCACTCAACTTGCTCTTTGTTTTGTTCTTCGATTGGCTCTTTCATGTTCTCTTTCCGAATTTAATTAAAGTCCCAGCGCGTCACGCTGTGCTTGTAACAGGTCTTTACCGTCCACTTTTTCCACCATATTGACGATATCAATCTCAATGATTTCTTGACCGTCCATCACTAACTTGTAGTAAGTGGGCTTTACAGTGACTTTAGTCTGTGTGTTATCGCCCGATTTCCAGTTACCCGGATCTATTTCGCTATAACGACCACGCAGAACCACTTCAACGGCTAATGTTTCCCCCGTATCATCACGCTGATAGGCACCACATAAACGCAGTTGAACCGCATCAATAGTGGATGCGCCCCACTGGCGGTAAACGTCAACATCAGCACCACCGAGAGTAAACTCACTATCAAGCGCACCGTCATCAAGGCCCATATCAATTTGCACCGAACCATTCATACCGCCCCCGCGATAGGCTTCTAACTTGCGGGTGATTTTGGGTAATGTGAGTTCTTCGGCAACACCCACATAATTGGTGCCATTCATAAATAAATTAAAATTCTTTAGCTTGCGTGGTAACGCCATGATTTACCCCTTAATTTTGTTACCAAAATCCATCAGGTATTTATCGGTAATACGCTGACGTAACATCAGATTTTCCATTGGTGGCACGGGTGTATAGTCATAATCCAGTGTGAGCTTGCCGTCTTTAAGTGCTTCTTTGCTATTTGATGTCGGGTCATACCAACATTCACCGCCTAACAAATAACCCTGACTGACCAGTGAACGTAATTTTGCGTTGATGGTTTCAACGATATCCCGCGCTAAAGACGGTGTTAACGGCTTATCAACCGCCCACATTTGCCCTTCTGCCATGGTGTCAGCAAGGACTTGTGCGCTACGGGTATAAGATTCAAAGGCAAACAGTGGATCATCCGAACAGGTACGCGAACCCCAAAAACGAAAACCATCACGGCGGATAAGTGTCGTCACCCCTTTTTCATTCAGTAAACCGGCATCGGTAGCGGGATCTTGTAAATCCCAATAGATATCCTTAGATATGCCCGTCACACCGTTAACGGTGATGTTAGATAGGGTTTTATGCCAACCGATATCATTGTCTAACTTGGCACGCAGACCTAGCGCGCGCGCCGTGGCGTAAGCGGTTGATTCGCTGTTGGTGGTGCTATCCCATGACGTGAAATCAGGGAAAATAACCATTAATTCACGTTGACCAAAGTTGTCACGGTACTTGATTGCTTCGCTGATATTTTTACAGTCGTAAGCAGACACATAGCCAAAGGCGCGCAGTTTTTGACAAATTACTGCAATCTCATTGGCAACGGCTAACGTGTCGTGACCGGGCGCGCCAATAATGCGAGGTTTAATGCCATGCTGGGCTTGTGATGCTAGCAGTGCTTGCAACCCTGTTTTTAGCCCTTCTTCGGTAGTGCCACCGATAATATTAGTGGTGGTTTCGGCTTCACTTTCGCCTTGTTCTACACGCACCACAACGGTGATGGGTTTAGCCTGATCTGCAATCGCCTTTAACGTGCTGGCTAAGGTACCGGTTTTCCCTGCTTTACCGATAGCCTGTGACACATCGGTCAATAAGACGGGTTTGTTTAAAGGAAAGGTTTTTTCGTCCGCATCATCAGCGGTGCAAACCACGCCAACAATAGCGGTGCTGATAGTGCGAATGGGGCGGGTGCCTTCGTTAATTTCAATAACGCGCACACCGTGATGATAATCTTGTGCCATGCTCACGGACTCCTATAACTGTGTCCGTGTAGCATGAAAAATTAGCGGATAAATTGCACGAAAGCGGGATTGTTTGAGGGTTGGTACAAAGTTTAAATCAATGCAGCAATACCATATATTTGAGCATCTGCTGTGGCTTTACAATTTAATGTTTTTCCATTATTTGTTGTGAAAAATAAACCTACTTTCCCAAATTGCATAACATCAAGAGCCAGATTATCTTGAGGTATATATATATTAACCCACCGCTCTAAATTATGGTCTAATGAAATAAATGCAATTTTATTACGAATATCATCAGTTAATGTAGCCTTCGAACCAGCAACCAATCCCGTTCCTGCGCCACCTGACGCCTTCCATAAGACCTTCCATGATCCACGATGTTGAAAATTATTTTCTGCATCATTCTTTAAAACATATCGCCCATCACCTTGTCCTTGATTTAAAGCTCCTACATCACCCGCATTTAAACTAATATCATTATTCAGTTGTTTACCATTTATTTTACGTGTATTAGGTACGTAACTTCCTGCTGGCTGTTTCTTTCCTAACTCTTTTGCGAGTAAATCTAAGCTTGGCACCTTATTAACATCATTGGCTAATTGCTGTGAAATGCTTAATTTATCTATTTTCTTATTAAGCTCAACATTCATGGTTGATGCTGTAACATAATCGCCTTTTGGCTGGTAATTAGTCAGATCTGTTTTTAGCGCATAACTTCCTGCTGCCTGTTTCTTCCCTAACTCTTTTGCCATTAAATCTAAACTGGGTACTTTATTGATATCATTACCCACTTGCTGAGAAATACTGGATTTATCAATCTTTTTATTTAATTCAAGATTCATTGATGCCATAGTGACATAATTTCCAGCAGGGGCATAATTCCCTTTGGGCTGATAATTATTTAAATCTGTTTTTAATGCATAGTTTCCTGTGGGCTGATAGTTACCTATCCCCTGTTTTTTACCTAATTCTTTTGCAAGTAAATCCAAACTAGGCACTTTGCTGACGTCATTAGCGAGCTGTTGAGAAATGCTGGATTTATCAACCTTTTTATTGAGTTCCTGCGTCATTTCAGCTTTGGTTGGGTATGTGCCTTTTGGCTGAAAAATCTCTGTCGCCCCAAATTGGCTGATCACTTTTTCTTTTGATGCCCCTTTCTCATGCACCACGTTATCGATATTAAATTTCTTTTTAACGTCTTCTTTTGTGGCATAGGTTTCTTCAACTGCTTTTAATATTTCTTTAGAGGCACTCTCAATCGCATCATTAACAAATTCACGGGTCGCCAATATCACCGAGGGGTCAACTTTTAACTCAACGGATTCAGTATGACTGACAGTTAATATCATGCGGATAGTCTGCGTTCGTCCGCTACCTTCTTGCAATTGGGGCTTATAGGTTTCAGGGCAATTACCTACGGCAATTAAACTGCCTTCATCATCAAATAAACCAATCTCACGTATCCAGTAACCGCCCTCATTTTCAGGGATCACTTGTTCAGCAATAATCTGGCTGTCGTTTTTTGGATCAACAAATAAGGTATTTAATCCCGCCCGGCGTTTCTCACCCACGAGTTTAGTTTGTTGTGTATCGGGTGTTGGTAATGTTCCGCCACCGTCACCCACAGCCATTTGGGTGATTTTTAAGGTGGTGCCTAATGCAGTGGCTTTTGCCAATTTATTGGCACCAATCACCGTTAATAAGGCGAAAAATTTAGCGCTCATGTGCGACCTCAACTTTATCAATAATGTGTACTCCGACCGCCGTTAATGGCGCACCAGACACGGTAATTTCTTCTGCAAAATAGGGGTAAACGGTTAACTCATCACCGCTAAAAGTCGCGGCAGAAAGATAAAACTCACCTTGCGAATCAAGATTGATGGATAACCCTAAGAGATGCCGACTAACAGGGCGTGCATCGGCAATCAAACGCTCTAATTCGTCATAGATTTCTTGGGTAATACCGTTTTCTTGCACGCCAACATCAAGACGAAATGTGCCCGGTGGATCGTCGGTTTGCCACCACTCCGTGACTTTGATGATGTAACCTAACGGCTCAACTACACGCTTAAGTGCGCCAATGGTGCCCTTGTGCCGGTGAATAAACATCGAATCCCGTACTACTTGGCGCTTAACAGGCTCCGACCAGTTTTCATCCCATCGATCAACCGACCAGGCCCACGCAAGATACGGCAGTAAATCAACGGGGCATGTGCTGGCATTCCATAATTGGCGCAATGGCACGGGCAAGGTTTGCAAGGATTGACAAGCAATAGCGGCCGCCTTTTCTAATGGGCTACTGCCTGACGGTAACAAGCTATTCATCCGAGCCACCAAGGGTCAAGGTACTTTGGATGCAATACGAAGCTTGCGTTTTATCCAGCACCACATCTTTTGCGGGCTGTTTTAATTCCACACGTTGCACACCTTCCACATGCAATGCGGCATAAATCGCTGACAGGCGAATATCACGCCCTAAGCGGTGTTGCTCTGTAATGTATTGCGTCAGACGTTGATTTGCTTCTTTGCGTATCGGCTCCGATTCGGGTCCCGGAAAGAGAAATAACGTCGCATCAATTTGATAAGGGATAATTTTTGCGGATTGTACTTTGATTCGGTCAGCAACCGGTCGCACATCTTCATCGTTTAACGCATGTTCAACAATGCGCAGTAACTCTTCCGATGCAGTACCGTCACCCTCACGAGATAACACGGAAATAGTGACGTTTGCCGGTGTTGGACTGATCGCGGACACATCAGACACCCGACCATCGGCACTACGGGCATGAAATTCATAACTGCCCACCGGCCCCGCAACACTTAACCCCTCAAAAGCGGCGGGAATGCGTAAACGCAAATCATCGTCAGACTCTAAAATCGCCGGTGTGGGCGGAATAGTCTGGTTATTGGCGGGACGTAACACTAAACGCGATAAATTATAATTCGCGGCTAATTGGTCTAAATCTGCCCCTCTCGCATATGCCAACATCACCGCACGCGCGGACTCATTGATACGCTGGCGCAATAACAACTCACGATAGACGTTTTCTTCTAACAGCTTGGTCAGGGGTTCAGACTCTAATGATAACGTGTTAGCCACCGCATCACGTAAATGCGTTGGCATCGAGGCAATCAACGTCGTTTTGCGTTCCCGTAACAGTTGCTCTGCATCTAACGACTCAATCACATCGGGCGGTGTTAATTGACTTAAGTTAATCGTTGGCATTATGTCACCGGTAGAGAGAAATTAATCGGTTGTTGGTTATGGGCGTAATAGCCGGTGATATCGACAATCACCTGTTCCTGTTGGCTATGAATATCAATGGCAGTCATCACAATACGTGGCTCCCAACGATAAACCGCGGTGTAACACGCCGACATTAATTGCAGTCGCATCTTGGCGTTAACCGGGCCGTCAATTAAATCGGCAAGCAAACTGCCATATTCACGGCGCATCAATCGGCTACCAATGGGGGTGTTAAAAATATCTCTCACCGACTGGCGAACGTGCTCAATATCGGTAATACGTTCACCGGTTTGTACATTCATACCGAGATAGTTCATTGCGGCTGTCCTGTATTACCATCACCTGTACGCACACCACCGTGAGTATGGGCTGAAACCACCACGCCATTAGAGGACATTTGTCCGCCAACATGGGTAATATCGCCGGTCATTGTGCCGCCTTTTTGCACCGTCAGTGATCCCGTGGTTAAGTTGTTGGTACAAATAACGGTAGGAGTATCTAAGGTGATTTTGCTTGTCGCGACACACGTAATATCGGGTGATGTGACCGTGACCGATTCGCTGGCTTCAATCTCGGCGGTTTTAATTCCTGTGACTATTAACGCCCCGGTTGCGGGTTCATATTCAATTACTGCACCGTCTTTATACTCATGACGATGGGCAGTTAATGAGGTTGATGGCTCTGAAAAATCGTCACTAAATATTGCCGGTAACACAAACGAGGTGGTTAAATCACCACCGATTGACAGCAATAACACTTGTTCGCCGATACTCGGCGCCCACCATGAACGCGATTTTCCGGCACGCGCAGTAAGCCACGGGCGCCAGTCGGTTTCATTGTCGCCCGTTTTAACTCGACACCCTTTTTCCGCACTGACATCAATCACAACGCCTGTGCGGATCAAGTTTTGTATTTTTCGGATAAGTTCTGCGATATTCATACTCGCAATGTGCAACGGGAAATAAAAAAACTCACGAGGTTGGGATTGTTTCAAAGACAGGACAATTAACGGGAAAGGAATTCCAGTAATTGATTTTCAATATGTTTAATATCTGCCGGTGAAAAGCCTAATAGCTTTCTTTCAGGGTATTGAATTTCTAATGACTTGCCCCGCACTCGCTCTTTTAAACCGTAATGATGCACCGCAGCAATGCCCGCGACTTGAGGGGCAAAAGAGAGGGAGACACCTTTATCATTTGCTGTCATGCGCAAATAACGGGCGGTGGCTAAACGCTTAAACATGCGAGTCTGTTTATTGGGTTTTGAAGTGCTGATTTTGTCTTTTTTCACTTCAATAAAACGCAAAATATCGCGCTTATAAAAACTACGTTCGGCTTTCTTTTCCAAATCATAGCCGGTGATCACTTCGCCCTTTTTCGTTTTACGTAATCGCCAATTTTTTAAACTGCGCGGTTGCCCTTTCCAGACAAATTTCATTCCTCGCAACACGGTAACCGTTGCGGCTTTACGCTTAGTGAATGCCGTTCCATCTGGATTTTTTTGCGCGCGAATACGTTGTAAATTGCTTTTGCGTAAATCACGGGCAATTTCACGAGCTAACTTTTTACGCTCATTGGGTGAGGCTTTTGCCAGCATAGCGGATAACGCTTGGGTTAACGGGCTGAAATCATCGGCGTTCATGAGCCACACTCTCCCAACTTTCAAACGGATCAGCTGGCTCTTCAACTGCACCGACAACCAATTTACCCGCTTGCACATTAACGAGGACACGCTCAGTCAGCTTTAAATCAATGCTGATACTGGCGGTTTGGTTGCTATCAATAAAGGCATCAAAGGTAAAATGACTTTGGCGTTTATCGGGATTAAGGAAAATATCAGGCTGATGTTGTTCAATCCAACCAATGATCACCGCCATTAACACATCTTGGTCACCAGGATAATCATCAATAATAATATTGAGATTGTATTGATACTCATAAGATTGACTGCTTGCACCCGTTGCCACAATCGCCCCGCCGTCAATAAAGGTGTAGAGCCTATCGGGGTTATCCCCTAAATAGCTTACCTTTTTAATTAATGTATCACGCAGGTTTGCAGGCTTTTTCATGGTTTAACTTATTGATGTATTGTAATAATCGGTTTGTATAATCAATCAAATATTCCGTTTGTGCCTTATTCTCCGCCATCATTTCGAGGAGACGTAAATAATCTTGTTGAGCTGTTTCGGTAAGTCGTGCGGGGGTTGCATCACCCATGCCGGCGGTGGCGGTGGTGCGATTATCGGAGTTGGGGCAATCGGCTTTGATGTACACCCGTTTAGTATTATTGCGCAACTCATCATTAAGCCGGCTAATATCATTTTTTGCATCGGTTAGCGCCTTTGTGTGTTGTTTATCCAGTTCTGATAAACGGGTTAGTTCTTTCTGATAGCGTTCAATAGCGTCTTGATGACTGATAACATTTTGCTTAAGGGCGAGATTGTCACCCTTAAGCTTATGATTTTCTGCCTCTAATGTACTCATCTTCAAGAGTAAGAAGAAACACAAGATAGTCACCGCAACACCCGTGATCGCAGCAAACCTTAAACCGATTAATTTCATTTCAGTACCTCGATATGAGGATAATCAGGAAAGCGGGTTTCAACGGGTAAGTTGGGATCACTTTTCCAGTTTTTACCAAAACGCAATGTCACCCCTTCTTCATCTGCAGCTTGTTTAAAGGCTCTTAAAATCGGCTCAAAGAAATGCGGTTTCCATTCCATCCCCGGTTTAATGACAGAGGGTAAAATATCAATGGCATCGCCTGTTAAATGACGGCTGTTTAATGTTTTTGAAACACCCTTTTTGACGTTTTCTTTTTGCTTTTCAAGTGTGCGAATACCTTCTATCACCGCAAAGTCTGCCGTAGAAATGGCTAATGCACGATAAGCAATTTTCACTAGTAGCGGGTTAACGCCAATAAGATTATTTTTACTGCGCTGACTGAAGATAAATTTATTCACCTGATGCCTTCCTTAAGAATTGTTTTTCTAATGCACTCACCAATGCAGCACCAGACCAGCCAGCCATACCCGCAAAGCTACCGGCTATCTCCATTTGCCATTGAAAATAACTGGCACCTAACAGAACAAACATACCCGCAAACATGGAAACAATAATTTGTGCAATTAAAATCCCAAAGCGGAACGGCTCCCCTTTTAACACCTTGTTAGCATAACTGGCGATACTGCCAAAGAGCGCCATTAAGCTAACCAATAACGCAGTCAGCCAATTAATATTACTTGGATCTTTATAGGGCATCTTCTTCATACCTTTCCCCCTTAAAGGGGTTAATCCCAAAGTTGTAAAATCGGTGTGGTGCTGTGTTGTTGTGGCGTGTCCGGTAACTCAATCACTGTGCCTGTGGGTAATATTGCTCCTAATTCAACAAGCCCCGGATTAGCTTCTAATACTTGTTCAATCATGCCGGATGACTGACCAAAGTAACGCCAACAAATATCATCTACGGTATCCCCTTGCTGGGTATAAATCCGCATTAGATAAGCTCCACCGTGTTATGGGTTTCCCCTTTGATACGTTGTAAAGCCCATTGACCATCACGCCACACTTCATCAATCACCGGTGTCATGGTGTCGGCTTTTTTATTACCTTGTGCGGTGGTATCAATATCGCGATAACGTTCGATTAAACTGGCTTTTGCAAAACAGAACACCGCACGCTGATATAAAACCATCAGTTCACTTTCACCGTTAATCTGTTCGGCAGGCACGTCTTTTAATGTTTTTGCAGATTGACCAATGCGCCACTGATACAACTCGCGATTCACTTCAATCATGGCGTTCAGTAACGTGCTTTTCAGTCGTTCCGGTGTCACCGTGCCATCGACGCGTGTTTGCAATTGAAAATCACGAGTCTGAATATCAGGGAAAAAGTCATTATTTTTAATGGTTTCATCATGTTGTGGCACAGGGTTAGCAGAAACATAATCCATAGGAAAACCTTAAAATAGGTGGGCGGTGGACGAAAGAAAGCGAGTGGCTTTTTCCGTGCCGCCCTGACGTGGTGTCACAATACTTTTTCAGCGTCACGCTGGGCTTTGAGCACTTTGTCGAGTTGTTTTAATTCGGTTTTTATTCCGACATTAATATTTAACTCTAAGGCTCGGCTTAATACGCAGTAGCTTTCTTGTGGGCGATTATTATCGCGTAGCACTAACCCTAAGATTTTATAGAGTTTTGCTCTCACTTCATCGGGCATATCTTCATCATCGGTCAAGGCGCGTGTACGCTCTAACGTTGCTAAAGATACCGGTGATTTCACGGCATACGCTCGCATTGCCGAATCGGCAATTTCTTCGGCAATCACGGTGCCCGTGGTGCGGTTAACACCGGGGATCACTAAACGGTTAGCTAATGCATAAACGGCAATATCTAACGCCCCCTCATAATCACCCGCATCAATTTTCCACAGCAAAATCGTCATTAAGACATCATCTTGCACGCCACTGCCACCGGATAGCGCCCCATCAACCCACGGCTGATAATTGGCTAATATCTTGCGTTTATAAGCCTCTTTGCGCTCGCGTGACTGAAAATGTTTTAGCTCTTTTTTATCTGTCGCAAGACGTAACAGCATCATGTGATAGCCTTTCGTATTGCGACTAACATGCCCACCCAATTGGGTGGACTGTTGCGCACTTAGGCTCATGCGGTGTTTTTCCCACGGAGATAACATTATTTCGCCTTTTTATTTTCAGCCGGTGCTTCTTCTGTTACTGCGCTGTTGTCTGTATCTTCAGTGGTTTCGGGTGGTGTTTCTTCGGCATCTTCACAAACGATGTTTTCAACGAGCGCCACACCACGAAAATCTTCAACCACAAAATCTTCATTCACTGACTCGTAGTTTTCAATGCGATCGCGTTTTGCATTATCCAGCACTTGGCGACGACGAGAATCCGCAAGAAAATAAATCGACAAGTTATCAAGACGAGTAATAAAAAAGGCATTTTCAGGAAAGAACGGCGCACGTACAGCAGGTAAACCGCCAATACGTTTCTGACTGATAATGGTATCTGCTGCCAGCTTTTCGCTGTTGTTTTGGTCTTTATTGACCAGTGGGAAGTATTTATCTGCTAATAATTTGCGCCCACAAATCACAACAAGACCGGTATCGTCCTGATATTCTGGATCAATTGCCTTATCAATGGTGTCTTGGACTAACGCATCGAAATTTTGATACGCGCGCCCTTTACCAACATAAACCGGTTTGGCTGTTGTTGTACCGTCTTGCGTGATACTGCCCATCACATGTTCAGGCGCACGCTCGCGGACTTTTTGTAACCAGCCTGAATTCACATCTTGCAGTAAGGGATATTTTTTGCGATCAGAGTTATCGGCGCGGTGCGTACCATTAAAACCAATCATAATGCGGTCTAATGCCTGACGGCGGATAATCGCATCACGGATACGGGTTTGAAAGTCGGTAAACTTCGCCCACATATCAATTTTCGAATATTCCAGATGGGTGTCGTAATTGGTTTTCTGGCAAAGGTAGCTGTTCTTTGTCAGCTTAATCGGATCGCTTGTTTCACGGTCTTTTGCTGTTGTGTCAGTGGTACCCGCGATAGTCGAACCGATACCTAAACCAATGGCTTCACCGACTTGCTCATCAACCGGCACAATATTAATGTGCGTTAAAAACTCTGCCGATTGCTGGATCGTAGTTTCTAATTTTTGAGCAGCAGACGGTTCAATCGGTACTTTGGTATCGCTAAACTCTTGGGCGCTAACACCGTAAATTTTACCGAGTTGCGTCATATACGCATTAAATTTAAAACGAGTTTCTTTTTTCATGGTTTGTTCACTACCTTAGCAATCCGTCAGCACTTCGCCGTTATTTTCGCCACCCGTTGCCGGCGGACGATGTGAGAACGAGGCGTCTGTATTTTCAAATTGGTTTTTTAATTCCGTGAGTTGTTGCGTGAGCGCTTTTACCGCTTCGCTTTGGTCTGCGCTTTTTAATGCGGTAATTTCTGCTGAAAGGGTTTGTACTTCTTGGGCGCACAGCTCTACCGCCTGATGCACATCGGTAAATCGCGCATCATCACTGTGTTGTTTTTTAGAAAACATCTCTTTAATGACGCTAAAAAGTCCCGGCTTATCGCTTTCTGGTTTTTCGTCAGTAAATTCGAGATGTGTTTCTTCTGCGGCAGTAAAGACGTTATCTTTGCTTTGTTTGCGCTCTGAAAGTGGGCTACTTTGTGCATTGGCACTAAATTGCAACATTTCAGTGCCTAAACTCGCGGGGTTATCGGTTACTGCAAGACCGACCAGATAGGCTTCACCGGTATCTGAAAAACTCGGGTTAATTTCGACAGAGGTATAAACTTTTTGACGTTTTTTATTGAGTTCAATTAAATCAGGTGTCGGATTGATCACACCGTATAATGCCAACTTACCTGCCAGTGCCCCTTCTTTGATTTCCTCGGTATACACCGATTCCACATCACCAAAGCGTGGCGCCCATGAATAGTTATAGTGATCGATATTGACTCGCGCACCATAAACCGCGGGATCAAAGTTTTTTGCAATTTGGGTTAACCATTCGCGGTCAACTCGACGCCCGTCCGTTGTCGCCCCTTCAACACAAAGACGAACCGGTTTTGATTTCTTCGACATGCACACTACTCCAGACTGCATCCGTTTATTCGTTGGTCTGTATGTTGTCGGTTAAAAGGGGCGTTAAACAATGGATAAGGTTTGTTTGAGAAATGGCACAAAGGGAATGAAGCGAATCGGTGATCCTCGGTCAATAGACTAGCCGTAACTTAAGCAAGAAATAGTGATTGTACAATGGCTATTACCGAAACATTTGATAACCGAAAAAAAGCAATGCACCTGTATTTTTCAGGTTACCGCATTGCTCGCATAGCGGAATCGCTAGGCGAAAAGGCGTCCACTATTCACAGTTGGAAACGTCGTGATAATTGGGATGAAATCAACCCAACCGAACGCGCAGAGTTAACCGTTGAAGCGCGTTATTGCAATCTAATTTTAAAAGAGAGCAAAGAAGGCAAAGATTTTAAAGAAATCGACTTATTAGGGCGTCAACTTGAACGCATGGCGCGGATCAGAAAATATCAAAACGGCGGTAATGAAACTGACCTTAACCCTAAGATTGCTAACCGCAATAAAGGCGAACGCCGTCAACCAGAGAAAAACTTCTTTTCAGAAGAACAAATTGAAAAACTGGAAGATATTTTTCGTGATACGTTGTTTGAATATCAAAAAGTGTGGTATCGCGCCGGTCATCACCGCATCCGTAATATTTTAAAATCCCGTCAAATCGGCGCAACGTTTTACTTTGCCCGTGAAGCCTTTATTGATGCCCTGACTACTGGACGGAATCAAGTTTTCTTATCCGCCAGTAAAGCGCAAGCCTATATGTTCCGTGAATACATTATCAAAATGGCATTAGAGGTTGATGTTGAATTAAAAGGCGACCCGCTGATGTTAAGTAATGGTGCAACGCTCTATTTCCTCGGCACTAATGCACGCACAGCACAAAGTTATCACGGCAATTTATATCTGGATGAAACCTTTTGGATCCCGAAATTTCAGGAGTTACGCAAAGTGACTTCAGGCATGGCCATACAAAAACATTGGCGACAAACCTACTTTTCAACACCGTCAACTATGAGCCATGAAGCGTACCCGTTTTGGTCGGGCAAGCTATATAACCGCGGACGCAAAAAAGAAGATAGAGTTGATATTGATATCTCACATGAAGCGTTAGTGAATGGGCGCTTATGTGAGGATGGGCAGTGGCGACAAATCGTCAATATTGAAGATGCGTTGCGGGGTGGTTGTGATTTATTCGATTTAGCGCAACTCAAAAAAGAGTATAGCCCAGACGAATATAACAACCTGCTTATGTGTCACTTTATGGATGATATCGAATCTCTATTCAACTTTAACATGATGCAAAATTGCATGGTGGACAGTTGGGAGGTGTGGGATGACATTCAACCGTTAGCCCTTCGCCCTTATGCCTATAATCCTGTTTGGGTAGGTTACGACCCCAGCAAAGGCGGTGAAAATGGTGATAGTGCCGGTTGTGTGGTTATCGCTCCGCCGAAAGTACCCGGAGGAAAATTCCGCATATTAGAGCGCCATCAATGGCGAGGCATGGATTTTCGCGCACAAGCTGACGCCATTAAAAAAATCACCGAACGTTTCTATGTTGAATATATGGGCATTGATACCACGGGCTTAGGCCATGGTGTTTATCAGAATGTCATTCAGTTTTTCCCTGCTGCGCGTGAGTTTATTTATAACCCGAATGTCAAAAATGCCTTAGTGATTAAAGCCTATGATGTGATTAGTCACGGGCGTTTAGAGTTCGATGCACAGTGCGTTGATATCATTCAATCTTTTACTTCCATTCGCCGTACGACTACCGGAAGCGGTAACCGCCCTACTTATGAAGCCTCACGCAGTGAAGAAAGCGGACATGCTGACCTAGCGTGGGCAACGATGCACGCCCTATTCAACGAACCATTAACTGGCACCACCGAGAACAGTAATAACATTGTGGAGATTTATTGATGAGCCGTAAAAATAAAAAAAGTTTTAAAGCACAACAAACGGCAACCGCCAATAACGGTATGGAAGCCTTTACCTTCGATAGTCCTGTTCCGGTGTTAGATAAACGAGAAATCTTTGATTATCTGGAATGTGCGCAAGTTGATAATTGGTACGAGCCACCGATTAGTTTTGACGCATTATCAAAGCTATTTCGTGCTACACCCCATCATAGCAGTGCGATTTATGTGAAACGTAATATCTTAGTGAGTACCTTCCAACCTACCCGCTTTCTATCTAAGTTAGACTTTAGCCGGTTTGCTCTCGACTTCTTAACGTTTGGCAATGCCTATCTTGAACGGCGTAATAATATGGTGGGTAATTTATTAAAACTCACACCAACGTTAGCAAAATATACCCGCCGTGGTGTTGCCGATGATAGCTACTGGTTTGTACGCTATGGCTATGACTCAAAACCTTATGAGTTTAAACCCGGTAGCGTGTTTCAGTTATATGAACCCGATTTAAATCAAGAGCTATATGGGTTACCAGAATATCTGGCGTCTACTATGTCAGTGCTACTGAATGAAGCGGCTACCCTGTTCCGCGTTAAGTATTATCGTAATGGAAGCCATGCGGGATTTATTTTATACATTAGTGATGCCTCACAAACGCCAAGTGATATTGATAAAATTCGTGATGCAATGAAAAATTCCAAAGGCCCCGGCAATTTTCGTAATTTACTTATCAATGCGCCGAACGGCAAGAAAGACGGGGTACAAGTTATTCCACTAAGTGAGATTGCGGCAAAAGATGAATTTATGAATATCAAGAATGTTAGCCGTGACGATATGTTAGCCGCACACCGTGTACCGCCTCAAATGATGGGGATCATTCCACAGAATACCGGTGGCTTTGGCGACGTAGAAAAAGCGGCAAAGGTTTTCTTTCGTAATGAGTTGGCGCCACTGCAAAGCAAGATATTACAGATTAATGATTGGCTAGGTGAAGAAGTGATTAAGTTTGATAAGTACACATTAGATGATGAATAACCTCACCGCATAAAGAACAATACCGCCGACACTGGCGGTATTTTTTTACCTGCAAGGTATAAGTATCGGTCTGACTAATAATAATAGTGACCCGATTCTATTATACCGTTTACCCCTTGATAAGGCGAATCCACCTAATTTTCACCCTCTCAAACCTGTATTAAATGCGCCTACAATCCATTTTAAGCGCACGTAATTTATTTGATATTCAGATATCTTTTTCTTGTTTTAATCGCTCTACGCCCCGAAAATTTGCGAGGAATAATGTTTTCAACCCCCTCAAAACGCAATCGTGACCCCGCCACGCCCGCGCACTAAATGCATCGGTTTTTATGCACCTGTAAGTAAGATTGTAAATTAGCCCAGCATTGAATTTACATGGATACAAAATTATAGTGATATTTATGCAAATTTACGCAAAAATCAATAACGCAACTAACCAGTAGTACCGCTTAGCAAATAAATTTTAAAAAATCTCTTTTTTCATAAATACTGTGCTATATAGAATGGATCTGATTTAATCTCATGCTTAGGAATTTCATCAAGAACTTTAGCGGAAATAGGTGCAATCTCTGATGTCAATATTGTTGAAAAGATATTTTTATAGCCTTCTTCTTTTTCTAAAAACAAAGTAATTGGATCTCCCAAATGCCTTCCAGCCTGTAAAATGCCTAGTTCCATCATTCCAAATCCCAATGATTTAAGCAAATTAATACAAACTAATCGGATTCCATTTATATCATCAATCAAATCTAATTCACTTGAATAGGGGTATGCAACTTTTAGGTTACCAATTGACGCAACATATAATCTGAAATACGGAAATTCATTGATTGCTAAATCTCTTTTTAATGAAATTATAACTGAATATATTTCCTGCAAGGTAGAAAGTAAAATTTCATTCTTTTTTTCTTCTGCAACATCCTTTACTTTAGGCATCCCCTCCATTACAGGATAATCAAAAGTTTTATTTTCATTAGCATACTTCGCTTTTAAAATACATCTATTTATATGATCAAATAAATTTCTTATTTTTTTAGGGAAATTACTATTAACATCAATATTAAATTCACTTTTAGGATCAAAGTTTTTATAAACTTGAGTATAAATATGGCTAGCACTCATTATTCCAGACTCAAAAACTTCAGGCTCCCCTTTAGAATTTAAAAACTTTGTTTTATATTTAGGCAAAGATAATATTATATCACTTATATATTTATTATGAGAAAAATATAAGTCAGCGTTATTTTTATCTTGTATTAATTTTAATTGTATATTTACATTGTTTATTTGTATTTGAGTTAATGATATTTGTTCATGTGTTTGTACAGTTCTATGCATATACATTACAATTGCTACAGAAGGAATACAAAGTGACAACAATAGAAAAGCCAATGTGCTAGACTCAACAAAATATTTAAAAGCTGGAATAGTGAATGAAAAATCGGCTCCACTCATCATTAATGGTATTTCAAATATAAAAAATAGTATTATCGGTATAATAATTGCCAATTGAAAAAGTCTTTGTTTATATAATGGCTCTGAAGTGAGTTTTAATATTATCTTTTTTTTATTATTTGAATTTTCTTGTTTATTATTAGAATTCATATATATACCTATGAAATAATTTTCATTCTTTTTAAAGGTGAAATTGACCGTAAATTTGATAATAATAAATTACCACATTTAGGATGTAGTCTTCTTAAATAATTAACCTTTCCCATAACAGTATTATAATTTTTAGTATATTCACTAAGTGTAATATTATTATCTTCAAAAGCCTTACCACATATAAAAACAAGCTTTCTTATCTCATTCCTTTTTTGTTTAGGCATATTAGGTGTCGATTTATCAACATTCAACTTATGAACAATTTGCTGTTGATTTCTAGGCATTATTTCTTGTTTTTTTCTATTCGGTCGCACATTAATACTTGCAAACAAATTATAAATTCTGCTTATGATTTTTGTTTTTTCACTTTTATGCATTATTCTTTCAGATGAAACATGGACATCATCTACATATCTTGTATATGTAAATCCTTGAGACTTTAATAAATTAACAAATTTATACTCTCTAGACCATAAAACCAAATTAGCTAAATAACTACTTGTTTTACATCCTTGGACCATTTTCCCATTAAATGTAGTTAAGCGAGATAATAATTCAGCGACTTCCTTAGAAAAATTAAAAAATTCAATCCAAATTTGATAAATAATATCTTTACTTATACTAGGGAAAAAATTTGATATATCCCCCTTTATTATTACTTTCTTTCCTGAGTGAATTTCAGCATTAGATATATGATCTTTTTTTGCTAAAGATCCTTGTAAATAATCAGGGTAATATACTTTTTTAAGAATATTTTTAGTTATTTTATCATGAATAATTTTTAATCTTTGTCTTACATCATAAGTATCCCTATAGCTACCATCCTCTTTTTGAACCCTATTGGCTAAAAAAAAATATTTATCAGCATTAGTTGATAAATTCTGAAGCTCATCAACTGTAGTTTGAAGACACTTAGCTAAAGAACTAATGGAAGATATGGGCTTATTAAGATAATGAGGTTTCATTTATATCACCCAAAAGGTCAAATATAATACTATCCATTCTCTTTTTAAGATCATTACTTAAGCTTACATTTTCACTAGACAGAAAAATAAAAAGACTTAGAGGGATATCAAGAGCGGTACATATGTTCTCAAGAGTTTCTAAATTAGGTGTTCTTTCGTTACTAAAAAGGCGTGACAAATAAGACTTTGAAAGCATAGTTCTTTTTGCTAACTCAGCTTTTGAAATGCCTTTTTTTCTTAGGCACAAATCTAAAGCATCAGCAATATTCATTTTATATCTCCAGATTACAGTGGCCTGCTGTAAATTATTATAACCTAAATAGAAGACTAAGTATTGAAGCTACAGCAGGCATCGACTCAACCACCTTAGAAAAGACTTCTAATAAATCTTTACAGGTAATTTTTTGATCCTTTTCGTGTTCTTCTAATACCTTAATTACTTTTTTAAGTTCATCCAATTTACTATTATCCATTTCATCATGCATCTCTACTGAAAATTGTTTTAAAACTTCAATAGATTCCTTTAAAAGAGTATTATTCTTCATAATAAAGAGCCTTTATCAATCGATGCCTTATTGCACCAGTCGACAAAACAATATTGAACCGAAAGAAAATGAAATGGATAACACAGGCCACTTTATCTGGGTGAAATATATTTATATATTTCACCCCCCAGTCGAAAAATACTTATCAGATAATTAACTAGATTAATTGTTAACCTCATTTAACCTGTTCGTCCGCGTCGTCGCGTTGGTCAGCAGTATAAGTTTCTCGTTTGGTATAGTAGATTACCTCAAAATCTGGGTAATCGGTTCAAAGAACCTCGTGCAAGTTCAATATTTAGCAGTCTTTTAAAGAGCATCAGGGTGATTCACCCTGTCCACGAATAGAATGATGCAATATTAATAATATAGTGTCAAGCCAAAAGTTGCCTCACAGGCAACTTTTTTATCACCTAAAAAATCTTCCTCTCTCGGAAACCGGTTACATCGGTTACACCCTACAAAAACCACATCTAACCCACTGATTACAAAGAACTCAGTTGTAACTTTTTGCTGGTTACAACGGGTTACAAAACAAAGGCTAAAAAGTTACATCCTTATAAAACAATAAATTATATTTTTAATTTGTAACCTCTTTAAACAGTTACACGTAACTACAAAGTAACCCATTTGTAACCTTTGCTAATATCTATATTTCTAAGTTTAATCAATAAGATATAAACCTATTTTAATTTTGTAACCATTGTAACCGCTTTCCGAACCCCTCCCACAAATTCTCTATCTATATAAAAGAGATTAAATAATGCTTATTTATTGCACAAATATTTATATCTTCTCTATTTTGCTGCTCTTGGTAATTATGATAATTACTTGATGATTTTCTATAGATAAAAGAAAGGCTGCACATGGCAGCCTTTAGATGAATGAAGGGAGAAACTAACTCTCGCTGTTTTCCTGAAATACCCAGCACTTAATTACTTCAGGTCTTTTTAGCGCACTCCCTATCGCCAGTGAATTATTAAATTGACTGTTTACTACACTCCTCACGGTCTTAATACCTACAAACTTACGCATACGTCCTGCTTTTAGTAAGTTTTTAATATCCGTATTTAATAACATTGATTGTCTGTGTTCACTGGCAACCTGCGCAATATGGTTAAAATTCACTGCATAAACGCCCTGTTCAATACTATGATTAACACCAAATGGCTCATTATCTTGTAGATAATCAAACATATCCCAAAACTCCATAACTGGCGGTTGATCCAACTGAATGGCTTGAACACGTTGTTTAGCTAACTCAATAATAAAGTTACGTGTTTGTCGGATATGCGCATCTTTTACAGGCAATATCAATGCTAATGTTTCCAATAAAGCGATTAACTGTGCATGGTTCTTAGCGATCCGCTCATGGTTAATGGCCTTATCCGCAAATAACTGCGCCTGCAAATCATCTACACGCTCATTGTATTGTTTTAAGATCGCAGCTTCTTTCATTAATACCTTAGGTAAAAACCCTGATAGCTTTTCAATGGGATAACGTTCAAGAGCGATAGCGGCATAACGAGTTTCTACGCTTTGCTCAGCCTTATCAGTATAAAGATGAATTATTCTCTCTAAAATCGCTCGTGAGGCATTAATCTCGGCGTTCTGTGCAATCACAATACTGCCTTTAAATAATGGCTCGTAAGTCTCATTACCGTTATTCTTTACCCCTAATGAACGAGTCGCACGGCCGTTGTACAAAGATTTCAGCTCTTCCCAATCAAACGCTTTCAACTTTGCGTTATCTTGTACGCGATCACTTTCAATTAAACACACCGGTAAATTACTAATCTGTGAAAAGTTTCGCCCTCGAGCTGCAACACTCGATTTTGATGCATCAAACCCCTCATAATCAGCACGACCACATAAGCGCCATAAAAATTCAATTAATGTACTTTTACCCGACCCCGGCTCACCGCAAATCTCTAAAAAAGGATAGCTCTTATGTGTTTTTCGTATTTGTTCAGCAAAAAGAGAACCCACCCAAAACGCTAATACGACATAGCCTTTCACACCAAAGGCTTCCCAAAGAGAGCCTAACCAACTGGTATCAAATTCACTAAAATCCGTATTAATAGATAATGATGGACTAAGGCTTAACGTCTTAATATCGAGTTTATTTAAAGAAAAATAATCTTCCTCATTCAGCGTAAAACACTTACCATCTTGTATTGCCACATCATTAAATACATACACACCATATTCTTTGTTATATCCCACATAATTTTGAGTGATCACCTCTTTGATATCAGGCAATGCCTGTTTGCAAATACGATCTAATTGTAAAGTTGTACCTGTATAAACCGCCCCTTTTGCCACATGTAATAAACGCTTTTTAAATTCACTGGCACTTGTTAATTGTGAGGCGGTAAAAGTCGCTTTAACTTGTGGCTGTCGAGGAAAATCAACACGGATGTAATACCATGATTCATCGGTCTCTACCGATTTTTGGAAATATAATGGCGTGGGGTAACAGTTGGCTATTTCAATTACGGTGCCAGACTCTTTAACGGCTTTTTGTCTGGCTTCATCTTCATCTAAATCAGGCTCTGCATCATGAATACGCTCAATCGTCTTCATCATTTTGTCGATATCTAACTTAAACCAATACAAACGGTTATCATGCTGAAAATCAAACTCTGAACGCTCCGTCCAATTAAACATTAAACGTGCTTTTTCAAACGCTGTGGAAGCTAATAACAACTTTCCATAATAACGATAACGAGCCATATCTCGTTCAGTTAACTTGCCTTTCATGTGCAAGTCATTCCAATCGTTCCCATTATCAACTTCTGCTGGTCTGGCGGCAGTGGCTTTCCAACCTTCCTCATGACTACGCGCAACAAACTTCCTCATAGCCCGTTCACCAGCTGCGCCATTATCTAATGCCCAAACCAATAACGGTTTTTTATTGCTACCAAGTTCTGTTTTTAACTTGGCCAAAGCAATTTCAGGATAATTATGGCAAGTCATCAGTGAAACTGCTGTCATACCATTTTGAATAAGACTTAGCGCATCAAAAATACCTTCAGTAAGCCAGATCTCTTTAGCTTGTGTTAAATCTTGTTGAGGTAATGACCACCAATGCCCTTTATAAGAACCAAAAAAGTTAGCTTTACGATCAAATCTTGATGGTCTATCAATAATGCGTTCCCAATATGCTCCCTCTGGTAACGCAAATTTAACTGTTGCAGCACCTAAACCGTTAGCATGATAACTAGACTCTGAATAGAGCCCCTTTAATGCCTCAATGTTCAATCCTCTAGCGTGCTGTAAATAGGCATCTGCGGCTGCATTGGGTGCTTGTTGTGTCTTAGGGTAATGAGTTGACCAATCGTCAAATATATCGGGATAAATTTCTTTTACGATCAATTCAGCACCACATTTATTCTCACGGCCACAACGCAACACAAACGGCATTTCAATTGAAGTAAATAACTCTTTTTTCTTACAGCTTGGGCAAATTCCTTGTCGCAAATAACCATTTTGCTCTTTGAATTGAAAGTCGTGTATAAGACGAGGCAATAACGCCTGAATATGGTATGATTTCATGAGATAGCCTTAGAGCACACAATAACTGCCTATCCCGCAGGTTGTGTGCTTTTTGTTTACTTATAGAAAATGATTCTCATATGCTGTGATAATGTTTTTCTTTTAGTTCAAGCAATATTTGGCAATCAATACATAATGTGCAGCCTATGACTACTTGGCGACGGGCTTGAGGTATTGGATTATCACAATTCTCACATTCAAACGCCGATACACTCTTTATTGCCTTTCTCGTTGCTTGAATATTTTGTTCCAGCACTAGCTCTGCATATTCATTGGCACGATCAACTGCATCAGACATAATTAAGTTCTCCTGCTTCTGACTCCAATTTATCTGCCTCACTAATTAATAACTGGTGAGTCTGTGCGTAATCTAATTTATCTATTAATACTTTGTCGGCTAATTGACGCTGGCGATCGGCAAAATGATTCATTAATGATTTACGTTCATCTTCTCTATTTGCTTTTATATTTTCAGCCACCTGCGTAAATATAGATTCTGGAATATTTCTCATTCTAAAACCTCATTTTTAGGTAATAAAAAGCCCTGACCGATAAAGGTCATTATTTAATATTTGATTGTTTATTGGCTGTAATTACTTCCCTAAGATAATAATCACGCCATGATATTTAAGACTATTTTTTGAACACGAATCTAGATGTAATTATTTAACTGCCTTAGCCATTGCATCAACTTATCGAGCTTGAATAAGCCTAGTGGCATTCATAACAATACCTAGATAGAAATTTTTACAAGAAATAAAACAATAACAATGGTACATAAAGCTAATGTTGCCTTATCTGCCTTTGAATATTTCTTGCTTTTATAAGTAAAAGATTCACTGCTTAGTTTGTATTTGTTTCGTTGCTTGATTAATTGGTTCATGGAAGTCACCTTTTAATAAGTCGATATACTTAATTGCCTCAGCCATTGCATCAAACTTACCGAATGACTGATCATCTAACCAAACGTGGTAACGAGTAACTGGGTTTATTGCTTTTCTTGGTAGTTTAATAATCGTAAAGCCACGATACAGAAAACTATGCTCAGTTATTTGTCGTATCATGATTTCAACCCTAACCACACTAACCAACCGTCGCGCATCTCTTTTGGTAAAGATTCATAAGCCATCTTTAAACCGTTATTCCATGCAGGCAGATAAACATAGTTTTCTGCTCTACTTGAACCCGGTCTTTTCATTTGAATAATGGGTAACTTTCCTGCTTTGCGCATATCAGAAACGGCGCTAACTGGCTTACCAATTAATTCAGCAAATTTTTCCTCCGTCACGCCATCTGACAGACTTACGATTTTCTCTCTCATCTGCTACCCTCTTATGTCGGGCGCTTTATAGCGCCTTAAGACTCTTTGCTTCCCTGCAAGTAAATATCTAACACTCGATACAATATGGAGAACTCCACATAATGTCAAGATCGCAAGGTGAGAAATTACGATTAATGCGTAACTCCGAACAGATGACAAAAAGGGAACTCGCTGATTTGGTTGGGCTAAATTATGCAACCTACCACGGCTATGAAAGTGACAAATCGAAAATGACGTTTGAATCAGGCGTAAAAATCTTTTCTGCCAAAGTATTCAGGAAATATCGAGACTGGTTTATGTTCGATGAAGTTAATCCCGATGCTGGGCAAATCGCACCGGCACTCGCACACAGTGGGCAAGACAACACGCAATCATCCCACTCAGACAAGAAAATTGGATAACAATACATCAAGCATTTTGCGAATTTATTGATTCGCAAAGCATTTGTTCCATTGGAGGGTTTTCTTATGACAATTAAGAAACTCGAAAATGGTCAATATGAAGTGGACATTAGACCGGCTGGCCGTCACGGAAAACGGATCAGACGACGCTTTGAAAAAAAGCAAGAAGCTATTTTATTTGAACGTTATTCACTGGCTAATCAGCAAACAAAAGATTGGGTAGAAACATCAACCGATATTCGCCCTCTTAGCGATTTAATTGATATTTGGTGGGATGTGTTCGGCAAAAATACACCTTATGGAAGAATGACACACCTAAGGGTGAGACGTATTGCTGAATCACTGAATAATCCCCCTGTTTGCCAATTAACCGATAAGCAATTGGTACTCTATCGTGAGCTTAGACTCGCTTCTGGCGTAAAAGCCTCAACGATAAATAGGGATATCTCAGCACTCAGCGGTATGTTTACGGCGCTTAAAAAAACGGATTTCTTTTTAAGTAAACATCCCGTTCAAGGAATATCACGGTTAAAACAGCAAACGACTGAAATGTCATATCTAACAGATAATGAAATTCAGCAATTATTAGCATTATTGGAAGGTGACAACCTAAAAGTTGCCGTTCTCTGTTTAAGCACAGGCGCCCGCTGGGGTGAAGCCCTCAAGCTAAAACGTGAACATGTGATCCAAAATAAGGTGAGATTTACGTACACCAAAACCAATAAGCCAAGAATTGTGCCAATTTCTCAAGCTGTTGCTGACATGATTTGTACAAAGAAATCAGGATTGCTCTTTACTGAAACGTCTTATCACATGTTTCGTAGAGCAATTAAAAAAGTGAAGCCCAGTATGGCATTAGGTCAGGCAACCCACGCATTGCGCCATACATTCGCCACCCATTTTATGATGAACGGCGGAAGTATTATTACGTTACAACGCATCTTAGGACACACTAATTTGCAACAAACGTTGACCTATGCACACTTTGCGCCAGACTTCTTACAAGATGCCATTCAATATAACCCTTTGAAAGGTAGCACAGAATTACTGGTTTAGAGTGTCCACATATTGTCCACACTTGAACACTTAAGGGCACTTTTCAGCCCTTTTTGATGGTTTTATGTACAAAAAAAGGCATCTTAAAAAAGATGCCTTCCTCTATAACTTATTGATTATATTTGATTTGCTTATTTTGCACTTGTACGAATCAAGTAATCAAAGGCGCTAAGTGAGGCTTTTGCACCTTCACCTGCAGCAATGATGATTTGCTTATAAGGTACTGTTGTACAGTCACCCGCAGCAAATACACCTTTAATATTGGTTTCACCGCGAGCATCAACAATAATTTCGCCCATCTTATTACGCTCAACGGTACCTTCTAACCACTGTGTATTAGGTAATAAGCCGATTTGCACGAAAATACCGGCTAGCGCAATATCGTGCATAGAATCATTGGTGCGATCTTTATATTTGAGACCGGTTAATTTAGTACCATCGCCATACACTTCTGTAGTTTGGGCATTTAAGATAACCTCTACATTGCTTAAGCTACGCAGTTTTTTCTGTAATACCGCATCGGCTCTCATTTCTGGAGCGAATTCTAATACTGTTACGTGTTCAACCAAGCCAGCTAAGTCAATTGCCGCTTCAACACCTGAGTTACCACCACCAATAACAGCAACTCTTTTACCTTTAAATAGTGGACCATCACAGTGTGGACAATAAGTTACACCGCGAGTACGGTACTCATTTTCACCGGGAACATTCATATTTCTCCAGCGAGCACCTGTGGCAATAATTAAGCTACGGGTTTTTAAAAGCGCACCTGATGCTGTTTCAATTTGGTGTAATTCCCCTTCTGATGCGCCAGGAATTAAACGACTGACTGTTTGGCTATCAATCACATCCACTTGGTAATCATCAATATGGGCTTTTAAAGCACCTGCAAGTTTTGCACCTTCAGTTTTTGGTACTGAGATATAGTTTTCAATATCAACAGTATCAAGAACTTGACCACCAAAACGTTCACCAATAAGGCCAGTATTCAAACCTTTACGAGCTGAATAAACAGCTGCCGACGCACCCGCAGGGCCACTTCCCACAATTAATACATCAAATGCATCTTTTTGGTTTAACAATTCTGCAGTACGTTTTTCTGCATTGCTGTCTACTTTGTTAACGATTTCAGCTAAGGTCATACGACCCTGACCAAACTCGTTGCCATTTAAGAATACAGCAGGAACGCCCATGATATTACGTTCCTGAATTTCATTTTGGAACATGCCTCCGTCAATCGCTGTATGTGTGATCTTCGGATTTAAAATCGCCATTAAGTTTAATGCCTGAACAACATCTGGGCAGTTATGACAAGAGAGCGAATAATAGGTTTCGAAATGAAACTCACCGTCTAACTGACGAATTTGTTCAAGTAATTCTTGCGCTTCTTTTGATGGGTGACCGCCAGTTTGTAGTAATGCTAAAACTAATGAAGTAAATTCATGGCCTAATGGCGAACCAGCAAAGCGAACACCCGTTTCTTTTCCTGGGTTAGTAATAAGAAAAGATGGTTTACGCACATCAGCGTTATTATCTTCACGATAAGTGACTTTATCGGATAATGGTTCGATTTCTTTTAATAGCGCTTGAATATCAGCTGAATGTTTACTGTCGTCTAATGTTGCTACTAACTCAACTGGCTGAGTTAATCGTTCTAAATAAGCTTTCAATTGAGCTTTTAAATTATTATCTAACAT